ATCCAGCGTGACGCTTTTGATTTCTTAATAAAAAAAGATATCTGTTAGTAGATTTACTGTAGACTAAGGCACCACATCCTATATTACTAGAGACCAATCTCCACCTCGATAAACACCTTCAACACTTTTTACCCAAGCCTGGCCTGTCCACCGATACTGTACACCAGTGTTTGTATTTGTTATATATTCAATTTGAGAATAGTTTGTACTATCAAATACTACACGCCAATTTGTTCCGTTGTATTCTATAATATCATTTTCTTTAGCAACTAAATCTCCCCATACTTGACTAGGGTGTAGATTATCATACGATCCAATATCATCTGTAATTAGATATCTTGCTCCATTACTTGGAGTCAAAAGTGCGCTATCTACTGTAACATTAATTGGATTAATAATAGCGTCCACCGGGTCTAAAGTATCTACTGGAGCAGTATCTTCTATTGGTGTGAATAATAAAATTGTATTATCGCTTGGATGATAAGTTACATGTCCTATTAGTTCTGTGCCAGTAGGTAAAGCTAATCTAATTTCAGTTGTACCAGTAACCAGTGTGCCATAAATTTCAATCACTGAACGCCACATATTTTGTGGGTTTACTGTAATTAATGATCCATCGTCGGATGCTATTTCATGTTGCTTTAAAAGTTTTAGTTGATTACCAGAATAGTATATACTATAATTAACTGGGCTAACAATAATACGAGCAGCCAAGTTTGATAAAATTGTATCTTCGTTGAATCTACCTTGCTCATCATAGATACTATTAATAATTTTTTGAATTACACCTAAACGCTTTATTTTGGCAGGAGGCGAAATCCAAATTGGCATTTCAAATGTTAATGTTGCAACATCAATTGGTTCTTCTGCACCTAGTGGCACAGTCCTAGAGCTCCAGGTTACATCTGTTAATTGTATAAGGCTTAAACTTGTCCAATCAATATAGTTGTCTGTGCTTTGTATTTCTAAACTAGGATTAAACAAAATAGCTATTTGTTCTATAATTTGCATTTTTTGTTCAGTGTTGCTAGTCCAAATATCTAGATTCACTGTTAATTTATAGGGTACCGGCATTAGTCTTTCGACAGTATAACTATCTCCCTGCGAAGTCCCATACAAACCAGTTTCAGGATCATATTCTCTTACTCTCAAATTCATTTTACCTACAAATGTAGGATCTTGCATTCTTGATTGTTCGTAATTTAATCCAGTGATATAGGCGCTCATAGCTGGCACTGCATTTAAAGTGTTTTCGCTATTACCTTTTAATATTGTTTGTGCTTGTCTACTTGCGTCACCGTAGTAAACAGGAACCCTCTGTAGCGTATGATTACCATCTCGGTCTTTGCCAAATTCAACTTCAAAATTGCTTACGCATCGAATAAACTGCACTAAAAATCGTCTTATCTGTGCGTCATAAAAAAATTGTTGCGCCATTAGTTATCTGCCTTAGGTCTTAACGCACCGCTTAAACTTTGTCTTACAGTTACGTTACCAGATTTGTTAACAAAAGTTTCTGTGTTATTAACAAAACCGCTTCTTAGGGTTGTGTTATTTGGTCCAGGGGTTAAAGTAGTTCTTACGTTATCTTCAATTTTTACCCAACGACGACCATCATACCTAAATAATCTATTTGGTAAGTAATCAGTTCTTAATACAAAATCACCTGTATTAGGATTACTTGGAAATGAAATACCAGTTTCAACTGGGAACCCATTTGGTGTTTGTCCAGTGCCAGTAAGATACCCACGTATTGTACTGTCCGGACTCATTAATGCTGTTGAACCATCAATTGAACCCGAGTCGGCAGTTACGTTGCCAGTATCTGCAGTCTGACTAGCTACGTCGCCTGGATATAAACTTGGATCCAAAGGCTTAACATACAAGTAACTTGTGTCATAACCAGAGTATGGAACATTAGTTTCAGCTTCACGTACTACAGCATCATTCAAGTCTAGATACTTGCTTAATGTACTACTTACATTAGCAACCGTAACGTTACCTGCATCATCAACTGTGATGTTGTTCAGTATATCTTTGTATTCTTGACTGTCAGTTAGTGGATTTATTTTACAACGCCATAAATGAGGCCACCATGTAGGACTGTAACCTTCCGATGCGTTGTTACAATCACTTATCACATAATATCTTTTTAATGCATTACTTAAACTATCATCTAGAGGAAAATAATCTTTAAGATGTACTAGTTCAATTACATCTCCAGGCATTATCTTTCTACCCAAAGTTTCTATCATATCGTTAATATGAAACACTATAAACAGTGTACCAGTTTGTAGGAACATACCAAATTGACTTAAATCAAATGTAACGTCTTGAGTTTGGTATATGCCGCGCATTGAATAAACACTAGTGTCGTATTTTCTATCTCTATTTTCTATGAATAATAAATCTTGTATGTTTAAAGCACTGTCTGTAGTATAACTTGGTTTTGCAGCATCAGTATAAAACTTTACTATACTACCGTTAGCTAATGCTGATGTTGTACTTGAACTTAGTGTTACTGTATTTGCAGTTTTTGCAGATACTTTGGTATTTTTAGGAATTCCTGCGGCAGAGACAAACATCCCCAATTGTATGTCTGAAGTTGATGAAAAGGTTAACGTAGTACCAGCTGACGCCTGATTGCTACTGGTAATTTTATTTGTACCTTGGTCAGTAGTTCCTAGATACTTGTGAACGTAAACTCCTGTACCCCCAATAGTAAACATCTCGCTCATGCGACGATCTATAAACTTATAATCGTTGCTATGACGCCCTTCTTTCCATAACGATAAACGTGGCACTTGTAAAATCCTTAATATCTAGTATTTAGTGGGCGGAACCGTTAGCAAAAAAGCAATAATTGACATCAATTCAATTTGATAGTATAATTATACTTTGTACAACTCAAGGAGCCTGAAGATGGCTACAGCCCAAAGCATTAAAGCACCCAAAAAAGCACCTAAGAAAACCAGAGATCCGCTATTTGCTGATGAAAAATATACCGGCGGCGAGCCAGTCTGGGATACTGAACGTGCATTAGCTATGTCACGTGAAGAATTTGAGCATTTTATGCGTAAAAGTTTTTTCTATTACAATTACTTTTACACCCAAAAAGACTTAAAAAAGTATGTTGTAGATTGGATGAAGGACAAGTATAGTAAAGCTGAAGTTAGTAAGTTTATCCGTAGCAATGATCGGGCTATACCAATTACTGTTTGTAGTATTATCAAAGCCCATAAACAAGGTATGCCCTTGCGTGATAAAGAACTAAAATATGTAAAGGATCGTATATATGAAGTTCTTAATAGTGAAGTTGATGATGAACCAGTTGTTGAACAAAAAATAGTTGCGCCGGCAGCAGTAAAAACTATTCAAGATCGCTTGAATGAAAAAACAAGCGAACATTTAGCCTATTTTGAAGGACTGTATGATCAAGTAGTACAAGGTGAAACAGTTGATCCTCGAGCTTATGATTACTTAGTTAGTAATGCTGTACCACAAAGCCAACTAAAAAAGTTTGAAGAATTATTTAGTGCCCGCAAAGCTGAATTAGGTGCTGCACAAGGAAAAATGTTTGAGGATTTTGTAGAATCCTATAAGCATTACAAAGCCGCTGATTTTAAACGGCATTACGAATTTCTTGATGCAATATTGGATGCACTAGAACAGTATCGCGGCGTTAAAAAAGCTACAAAGAAAGCCCGTGTAAAACGTGCTCCTAACAAAGAGAAACTAGTTAGTAAGCTAAAATACATGAAAGAAGATAAAGCATTAAAGCTAGTATCAATAAATCCAGTTGATATTATTGGAGCACAAGAATTATGGTGTTACAATACTAAAACTCGTAAGCTTTACAAGTATGTTGCAGATAGCGTATTAGGACCGTTAGGTATTAAAGGTACCAGTCTTACAGGATTTAACACCACAACGTCTGTGGGCAAAACACTACGCAAACCTGAAGAAAAACTAAAAGAATTTGCTCGAGCATCAAAGGTGCAATTGCGCAAATTTTTAGATGACATAAAAGCTACAGAAACAGTGGGTAATGGGCGCATTAACGCAGATATTGTATTGCTCCGAATCAACTAACACAGCTGGTATCCTGGTAAATACATTACTAGGATACCTTAATGGCTACAGCAGATACAACAAACTTTTACGCTAATGGCGTATTAATTACAGACAGTTTATTCAACGCTAATACTGGCACAGGGCTTGGACATGTAGCATATGATCCAACAGAAACCTTAGGTAATATTTCTGCGCCAGAGTTGGATACCGTTAACTCAAAGCGAACTGAAATCACAGACTACATCAGACTTCGTTTAGGTGATGGACTTGTTGATGTAGAACTGGACAAAGAACATTATGAGCTTGCGATAAAACAAGCTTTATTAAAATATCGACAAAGGGCTGCTAACAGCCAAGAAGAATCTTACGCATTTTTAAAACTACAGCCAGAAACACAAGAATACATACTACCTAACGAAGTTATGGAAGTTCGAGCGGCGTATCGTCGAGGTATTGGGTCAGTTACTGGTACAACTGCTAGTCAATTTGAACCGTTCAGCTCAGGATATCTAAACACTTATATGTTGGTTGCAGGGCGTGTGGGTGGTTTGTTAAGTTATGAACTGTTTGTTGATTATCAAAAAACATCAATGCGTATGTTTGGTGGATTTCTGAATTTTTATTTTAATAAAACTACAAAGAAATTAACTATCATTCGCAAAATTCCGTATGCAGGTCCAAATCAGCCTGGCGAACAAATGGAAGATGTTCTATTGCATTTGTATAATTATAAACCTGATTCAATGTTATTAAACGATTATCAGGCTTTCCCATGGATTCAAGAATATTCTTATTCTTTCGCTAAACGCATTCTAGGTGAAGCAAGAGAAAAATTTGCTACTATTGCAGGACCACAGGGTGGTACTCAATTGAATGGTGCCAGCTTGAAATCAGAAGCACAGGCTGAAATGGATACTTTAGAACAGCAACTTAAGGATTATGTTGACGGATCCTATCCTCTAACGTGGGTAATCGGATAATGAAAATCAAAGAAATTATTAACGAACAAAAAGGCGAACTTAAAAATAGACAACGTTTCGCTATGCGTGGATTAAACAAATTCACCGACGGTGCAAAATGGAACAGTGATTATACATTGTATCGTTTAGGATTAGCTCTAGCATCTACTGATGGGAAAACTATACCTGATGTAGACGAAGAATCATGGTTAGGAAAGTGGAAAGTCACTGCGCCTTACAGCAAAGAAGAACAAGATATGCTCCATGTGGCCTATAAAGCAGTGAACGCAAATCATGAAGATATGAACAACGGGGATATGCGTAGCCAAGAAGGCCCAACTATTAACAAATCAAGCCCAGTGGCTCAGAGAAAAAAGAATAAGTATGGAGTTTGACTTTTACAAAGTGTTAATTTAAAATGCTCCTAAGGGGGCATTTTTTATGATTATAGGAATCACAGGATTCATAGGATCCGGTAAAGATACAGTAGCTAATTATTTGGTAGCTAAACATGGATTTGTTAGAGACAGCTTTGCTGGTACGTTAAAAGATGCTGTGGCTAAAGTATTTGGCTGGGACCGTGAATTACTAGAAGGCCTGACACCAGAGGCTCGCGAATGGCGTGAGCAAGTGGATCCTTGGTGGGCCAAACGACTGGACATGCCCAATCTAACACCGCGGTACATGTTACAACTTTGGGGCACTGAAGTTTGTAGGCGCGGATTTCATGACGATGTTTGGATAGCTAGTTTGGAAAACAGATTACGCAAAACAGTTGATGACATTGTTATCAGCGATGTAAGATTTCCTAACGAAATAGCTGCCATTAGAAAACACGGTGGTATGTGTGTATGGGTTAAGCGAGGTGAATTGCCTGAGTGGTATGAATGTGCTTTGCGTGAAAATACTACACACGAAGATAGACAATGGCTATTAGAGGATGCAGGGCAATTAATGCCACAGA